GAATGCCTAGCGTGTTCAGCATAAAGCAGGACATTATCAAGGCAAGTCAGGAATATTATGATGCTATATCTAAGGAAGATAAGGGTAAGTCAAAGGAACATTTACAGAACACTATCAAGAAGTTTCACAAGTTTAGGCATAGTCATAAAAAGGACTATCAATTTATTGAACAAATGATAAAAAACATTAACAGGGAGGAAATCCGATGAAATACGGCAAGTTAGGGAATAAGGCTGATAAGAAAAAGCCCGGAACCCGTAAGAAAATAGGCAAGGGTGGCACAGCCAAGGCTAAAGCGGATACTATGAAATACAGAGCTGCGAAGAAGCCGAAGAAATCTAAAGCGATGTATGCCTAGTTCCCCGGGATATGTCAGAAATTACAAGCAGGAAGCACGAACAGAATCACCTCTTCGTAAAAAAAAGAGGAACATGCGTAACAAAGCGAGACGCATGGCATCGAAGGCAGGCTTGGTAAAAAAAGGTGACGGTAAAGACGTTCACCACAGAGACGGAAATGCTATGAATACAAAGCGTAGCAATCTGTCAGTTAAAACAGCAAGCAAGAATCGTTCCTTCCCGAGAACTAAGTCTGCCGGTAAAAAATTCAGGTATTCATAAAGGTAAATAAATGGGCGAAATAGAATATATAGCAAAAGAAACTGATAAGTTAGTAAGACGAATAAACCGTCTAACACTTCAATTAGGAACTGGTTCATCTCGTGGAGATGCCGATATTAAAGATGAAATAGATGAAATTAGACAGCAATTAAGAGATATTGGTTGGGATGAAGCAAAAAAGAAAAAACCTAAAAAGAAAAATAAAGATACTAAAGTAGCTTCTTTACGTTCATCTAAGGATAAAAAATTTCAAGGACATTCAAGTTATAGAACATAATGATAGATACCATTAAAATACTATCAGACATGACCAAAAGGGAAGTAGAAAAGTGTTTAGTGGGAATGTGGTTCTCAGTGAATCACATAAAATAATGCCAAAAATTATGGACAGGCTTGTCGGCCAGTTAAAGGATAAAGGTTTTAATAAAAATTCAGCATACGCAATTGCAACAAGCAAGTTACAGAAATCAGGAAATTTAAAAAAGGGAACAAATAAGCCAACAGCAAAAGGATTGGCAAGAGGAAAAATGACTCCGGGACAAAGGGCTAAAGATAGAGCATCGAAAGCATCCGGCAATCCTGCGTCATCATATAGATACAATAAAAAAACAAATAGAGCAACAAAAAAATAAAATGGGTAATTGTAAAAAATGTGAACACGGCTGCCATTGTAGTGATGGAGGTTCGTGCACGTCTTGTGAATGCAAAGACTGTGATTGTCAAAAAGAATAATGCCAATCTATGAATATGAAAACACTCAAACCGGAGAGCGGTTTACGGAAAATCTACCTATCGACAAAAGAGACTTTCCGGTTCGCAGGCGTTTTATTAGAAGAGTTATATCTGCTCCTAAAATATCTATTATATCAGATATGGGTGGAAAGGAAGACAAGGCAAGAGAACAAATAATGCAAGCGGCAGAAAAAGGATATCAGCAACGTGAAGAGAAAAAAATTGAAACACCAAACTGGGCGAAAGAAAGACGAGAAAAAAGCAAGCAAAAAAGACGTTGGTTCTGACCCATATGGGTTAGCAGAAGCCTGGTGGAAAATATTTACAAAACCAGATGTTACCGGAAAAAAGACAAAATAAAGAATTAACAGCCCAACAAAAAACATTTATTAATGTATTGTTTGGAGAGGCACATGGTAATCCAAAGAAAGCAGGAGAGATTGCAGGATATGCCCCAAGTTCCTATCCAATGGTTATTAAGGCATTAAAGGATGAAATTATAGAGAGAGCGGAATATTCTCTGGCACTGCATTCAGCTAAAGCTGTAAAAGGTTTAGTAGATGCATTGGATGAGGATGGAAAGACTCCTGGTGTTAACATACGCATGGAGGCGGCAAAGCAAATACTGGATAGAGTAGGACTTGTGAAAAAAGAAAAAATAGATATTAATGCAAAAGTTGCTCACGGAATATTTGTACTGCCGGCAAAAGATATTGTTACTTAAAAGAAAAGCAAGAACAATACCTTTTGGATATAAACTTTCTGATGACCCGGATTATATTGAACCGGTGCAAGAAGAACTGGATGCACTCGAAGAGGCAAAGGAATATTTAAATAATTGCTCTTATCGTGAAGTAGCAGGATGGGTGGGAAGAAAAACAAACCGTCCTATTTCTCATACTGGATTAAAAAAAATTATAGATAAAAGATGGACAACATCGAACCACCTAAACAAAAAACAAATCTTGGACGAAAACGAGGAGTCAAGCAAACAAGAATTTTAAGCATTGCAACAAAGGCAAAGAATGCAGCTAAAAGAGTTATAAAAACTCAAAATAATAAAATAAAAAAAGCTCAACAACTCATTCATCACGCCAAGGCAAAAAAAGAAAATGTTTTAAAAACAGACAGTGCTTTAAAAGGAATAGATTCGTCAGTAATGACAGAATCAGAGGTTACTAAACTTCCTCCGAATATTCAAGACCATGTGGAAGAAAATATTGTCTTTCGTCCAAATAAAGGGCCGCAGACAGAATTTTTAGCTGCTTCAGAACGAGAAGTATTTTATGGAGGAGCAAGAGGCGGTGGCAAATCTTATGCCATGCTGATTGACCCACTGCGTTATTGCGATAAGTCTCATCATAGGGCATTGTTGCTTAGACGTTCCATGCCAGAACTGAGAGATATGATTAATCATTCTCAACGTTTATATGGCAGGGCGTTTCCAGGAGCTAAATGGAGAGAGCAGGAAAAGGAATGGAGATTTCCATCAGGAGCTAGAATTGAATTTGGTTATGCAGAAAACTTAACGGATGTTCTGCGTTACCAAGGTCAATCATATACTTGGATTGGAATTGATGAGTTACCTCAATACGCAACACCAGAAATTTATAATTTCTTGAGGTCATCACTTAGAAGTGTAGACCCGGAAATACCGGTGTTTATGAGAGCAACAGGCAATCCAGGTAATGTTGGTTCCCTGTGGGTAAAGGAAATGTTTGTTGACCCTGCAGAACCAAACACAGCATTCAAAATAAATATTGATACTGTTGCAGGACAAAAAACAATAACAAGACGGTTTATACCGGCAAAATTGCAGGATAACCCTTATTTGATGCAAACAGATGACTATCTTATTATGTTGTCATCTCTGCCAGAAGTACAGCGAAAACAATTTTTGGAAGGAGATTGGGGTGCGTTTGAAAATTCAGCATTTCCAGAATTTAGTATTACTACCCATGTTGTTCAGCCTTTTGACGTTCCCCGCAATTGGCTCCGATTCAGAACCTGCGACTGGGGGTATTCATCTGCAGCTTGCGTTCTCTGGATTGCAGTTGACTTCGATAACAATTTCTGGGTTTACCGAGAGCATTATACCAAACGAGTTACAGCCGATATATTTGCCAAGCAAGTTTTGGAAAAAGAACATGAAGAATATATACGATACGGAATCTTGGATTCTTCAACTTGGGCACGAAGAGGGGATGCCGGCCCTAGTATTGCAGAAACAATGATTAGAGAAGGGTGTAAATGGAGACCTTCCGATAGGTCACCACGAAGCAGAATAGCAGGAAAGTTAGAATTGCATAAACAATTTACTTTGGATAAAGATACAAACCAACCACGGTTAAAAATTTTTTCTAATTGTATAAATTTAATTAGAACTTTGCCAATGCTTCCGATAGATAAAAATAATCCGGAAGATGTTGACACAGATGCAGAAGACCATGCATATGATGCACTTCGTTATGGAGTGATGAGCAGGTCAATGCATCCACATAGTTATGCAGCAAATAGATACACGGAAAAAGAAAAATTTAAACCGGCCGATAGAGTATTTGGATATTAATGAATATACCTGATAAAATTAAAGTAGGCTATAGAGAATATAAATTAGAGGAATGGAAACAAACAGTTGCCAGTGCCAATGAAGCACAAGGTCAGTTTTTTTCTAAAGAAGGTGTTATAGGATATGTAACAACTGAAAAAGGAGTTTCTCATGCAAATACAATATTGCATGAAATAATGCACGCCATAATATACCAATGGAACATTGAATTGGGTGAGAAAGAAGAGGAACATTTAGTAAACGCATTATCAAATGGA